AAACGGGCGATGTAGGCTTCGTTATAGTCCAACTCCGCCGCCAATGCCCGCTGCGTGCGTTCCCCCTTTATCTCTACCAATACTGCGTTCCAATCCATTTCAACCTCCGACTACATTATACACCCATATTTGCCAAATGTCAAGGGGTAAAAGGGGGCAATTTGCACACGAAGCTTAAAGTTTTGCCAAGTGGCTAATCCTGCTTCGATGGCCGTCCCACCTTGCGTTCCCTGACCAGGTCCAGGTGCCGCGGCTCGATCAGCCAATCCCGTCCGACCTTGACCGCGGGCAGCCTGCCTTCCTCGATGAGCTGGCGGACGCGGCGGGGGATGACTCCTAGCTCCTCAGCAGCGTCCGCGGTAGTCAATCGTATTTCACCCGCCATGAATTGGTGCAGCAGACGCCGGTCCAGGTCATCAAACCAACTTGGCATCTCCTCCGAGATCGCATCTTCAACCAATGCCTCGATGTAGCTCTCCCGGGTGCCACCCTGATCGAGCCATTCGGCTAGTGTGGATTGTGTCCACCCCACCGTGTCCGAGGCTAGCTGCTGTAGCCAATTCACCTGCTGCACTCTGTCTGTGCCCTCATAGTCTGGCATCATTCACCCCTCTTGGCCTGCCATGCTGGGCAGACTGAAACTGGACTAGGAGCGAAAGCCTGGCCCAGGCTGCATTTGTAGACTGTGGCCCCCTCCGCTTCATGTTGCTGGCCCAGAACCTCTCCAGTCCAACCAGCACAATTCTCACATTTACAACCCCTAGCCTTCAACTTCATTACTGTCCGTATGTAACTCATCTCTCCCCTCCTCTAATCTGCCCAGTCCTGCCGGCTAGCCCCCACTAGCAAGCAGGGTGGGAAGGTTAGGCTTGACCGAATATGCCTTCGATTATCAGATCGGTCTCTGAGAGCGGCTCTAGGTCGGCATGGTAGAAGACCTTGTAGCCAAAGCTCATCGCGCTGAGGACATAATACCAGCCACCAAGAGCCTTGAAGCTGGACATAACAGTCCCTACTCGATTCTCATTTACTCCTGGTGCAGTGATTCTCATCCTGGTCCCCTTAGTCGGCCTTCTCATCCTCTTCTCCTCCTCTCTAATCTGCTATACCTAGTACTCATCCCAGTGGCGTCGGCAGAGATATTGACCAGCACCGCTATTCCAATATCCTCTTTGCCCGCATATCTCACACCGACCTGTATCGGTGGCATCCGCCTCTGTCGTCCCGGCAGGTGCAAATCCGCCATAATCACGGATATTCTGAGCCGGCGGATTGAGCTGAGCTTCCATCTCCTTGGCCTGATCTGTATCCCTGCCTAACCTACCTATCCCGTATCCCATTTCTCTCTCCTCCTTGATTGTCTCACCTATATTATACCCTATTCGGCAGCGTTTGTCAAGGGTTTTTGGCATGAATTTTACCGTTTGCGGTAAATTTTAAGGTTGGGAATGGGTAGGGAACACTGCCCCAGGGGGTATATTTATCCCTCAAATAGAATGTCCCCCCCCAAGCCCATCAGAGGCCTTCTGCTGAAATCGCCTCCTAGAAATGGCGTGAAATCGCGCAAAATGCGATTCCGAACCCACCAGAGGCCGTCTAAGGCTAATAACTATGCCGTTTGGGGCAGTGAGCGCGGATAGAGAGGCCCAGAAAAGAGCGAAGCACCCCGAAGGGTGCCCCGCCCCGAGAGACATGGCCTGCCGAAGCATCCCGGGGGTGGCGACCCAAGCGCCCCGGCAGGCCCCAAGGAGGGAAGATGCTCTGCCTGAGGGAAAGGAGAACCCCAGGCAGGCCAGGTTTATCGACCGTTTACCCTGTCAACGAACCAGAAAGTGCCAACCATCGTCACCAAGCCCACGAACCATTCATCCACTGGATTGCCATTCAGCACGCTGATTGCCTCAAACGCGATGCAGGCAGCAAACAGACCCCATGTCGTAGTCGGCCTCACCAAACCCCGCACGATTTCGACCATGCTTATCCCTCCCTCATGTAATCCCGAATCTTCTCCGCCATTAGCTCCGCATATCTGACCTGACCCTGCAACTTGGCATTGTGCTCCCGGAGTTTGGCCAGCTCATCCTCCAGCGGATAGTCGCCCCACAGCGCGCCGATCTCGTGCGCTTCCACGCCATCCGGCCACCAGTCGCCGGGGCATTCAGTGGAGTAAGGCGGCACCCGAACCATCTTGTGGCAGACGATTTCGGTTCCCACGCCCTGGGTCACCAGCCATGCCCGTAGCTTTCGGAAGGCTGCGAACTGAGCATTGGTCGGCTTCCCCTGGCCCCGCAAGTCGCCCTCAAAGCATATGGCCACGCCTCCGGTATTCCATGGGCCATTACTACCATCCCCCGCGTGCCAGACGACGCGGCTAATATCATTGAGATAGATAATCCGTCCACCAGCACCAATCAGGACATGGTAGCTGGCCACGCTTTCGCCGCGTTTGAAGTAGGCTATGAGATTGTCCAGTGGGGCGCGGCTGCCCGCGTGGTGGACACAGATGCCCCGTATAGTGTCCCGTGTCCGCCCGGTATCGTAGTTCACCTGATCCCGAATGTCCTCGATCCAATGCGGTATCACTGTCTCCACCTCCTCGTTGGCTTGCCTTATAGCGTCCGCTATTGGTGGTTGCCCCACGACCTCAAAACTTTCCCAACCCATCCCCCCGCAGACGAAAACCGCCGCGCCTGCCACTTCATTCCTGATCCGTCTGTAGGTCTCCAACAGCCATTGCGCATACTGCTCGGCAGACCAGTTCCAGGAGCTCCCCCGCCATCCCGATTGGCCAGGATTGGCGCTATCATCCAGGCCGAACTCGGTGAGGAATATCGGCTTCGCTCGCAGGTCGGGGGGGAGAACATGCTGGACCAGGCGATGGCGCAGGAGTGTGAACTTGTCATCGTGGCTGGGCAACTTATATTGATGTAACGCCAACCCATCCGCGGCTCGCAAACCATCATGGTAGATAGCCCACTGCTCCTCAACTTTCTGCATCCAGAGGGCTGGATCCCTCTCATAAGGTAGTTCCTCTTTGCTAGGACCTGAAGGATTGCCGACTGAGAATGAGTAGGCGAGCAGCTTCTGTCCCGTCTGGTGTAATAGCCCCGCTAGTTCTACGGTGAACTTATTATAGAGCGGGCCATCATCCCAAAGCCCCGTCTCGTTGTAGCCCTCGGTGTAATCGTAGGGAAACGCGGCCAAGTGGGGCATCGCGGCATCGTAGACCTCGCGTGCCCGCCTCTTGGGATTGTTCAACGGCTGCGTGTTAAAGTATGGCCGGTATATGAAGACGCAGCCGGGAAGCGCGGCCTTCAGCTCCCGCAGGAGATCCACAGGTTGCGGGGCGATGGACTTGAACACGCCCACCTCGGCCCGCAGGCAGAAGTCCAGGACTCTTCGGTCGAGTCTTTGGGTCTGGACGCCCAATTTCCCCGTTGTCATTTCAGTAGCACATCCTGTATCTTGACGCCCAACACGGCCAGCACGATGGCCAGCATCACCGCGACCGTAGTGGCCATCACCCGCCCGTTTATGCCACATTCGAGGGCCTTTATCTCTATCTTATAGACGAGATAGACCCCCCATGCCGCCAACGCCAGACCGCCTATGAATGGTATGTATTCCATTTACTTCGTCCTTGCCGTCATATTTTCGGTGCTCATTTAGACTACCACCCCGAACCGTGCGGCCGATGGAGGCGGTGGCCCGCTTGGCTCGTAAGTAACCTGTATCTGCGCCATGCCGCAATACATGGTATTGGCCTTGGCGACCTTATCGTATGTCACCACACAGTCCATCCCTTTGACATCTGCCCAACCCCAAGGGGAAGGCGCATTGGAATCGTTCGTCACATCTTGCCAATCGCTCCAGGCCAAGCTAGTGCCTGGTATTATTGTGTGCTCATCCCCAGAGAGAATGCCGAATAGGGGCCTGAGGTAGCATTTGTCGTCCCCATCCCCTTGGAGTTTGCCCCTCAATTCCACTTTGGAAATAGTGCCCAGGTCGGTGCCGGGGCAGTTATTGCTATCACATCGGTGCATATCTCCGTCACTACTCGTATAGCTGGTAGTGTCTTCATCCGCGTCGGTCATGTAGGATGGGTCGCTCTCCCACACCTCCTCCACCCTATAGTAGTTGTAGTAGTAGGTGACCGTACTGCTCATGGCACATACTCAATGGTGAATCCACAGCCTAGCGGAAGCGTCGCACCTTCCCCGCCATGTTCTTTGGCTAGATGGTCAATTAGGCGGGGATATTGAAGACAATTTGCTTCATACCAGCGGATTTGGTCGTTCGTCATCTTATTGCCGAAGCGGTCGCGGACACGGTTGTAGTTGTCCTTGGCCTGCTTGATGAGACAATGCCCGTAGCGAATGCTAGTATCCACATCCTCAGTGTAGAATTTGCATCTGTCCTCGCCAAGCTCAATGCAGGAGTTCTCCACCACTACGGGCGGCTTACAGCACAGCCCGCAATGCACACAGCTACCGCTAACTATCCACGGCATGTCACGCCACCTTCGCCTCGAGTATCACGGTCAAATCCGCTCCTGGCGTAGTGCTTCCCTTCTGGTCTATGTCCAATGTTATCTCCGCACCCGCGGCCAAGGCCGTATCCGAGAATACCGCATTTCCGCCGCCCGTCGTTTGCCCCGCTGCGATTTGGGGCTTGGTCGAAAACATGCTAACTCCATTCTCATTGAGGTCGGCTATCAAAGCGGCTCCCACTGGCGCCTCCTGGACATGCATCGAGACGGCAAGGCCCGTGCAGGCCCGGTCGAGCGTGTAGGTAATGCACTGCTCGGTTCCTAACACAACATCACCTTCTAGGTACCAGGCCAGCATCCTATTCTGCTCAGGGAGGATCTGGAAGCTCTGTATGGCCACCAGGGCCTCCTTAGCTCTCGGCTACATCGTCATACTCGACATCCAACTTGCCGCTCGCGTCGCGTTGGAGTGCCACAACCTTGAACTCGCCGGTCTGCGGATTGGTCTTGACGTAGCCCCGCTCTGTGTCGCCCATCCCATCCAGGTTGTCCTTGGCCGCGCTATCGGCCAACTTCGTCCCCACGATTGCTGCATCAGTGGCCACGTCCGCGTTAGCAATTTCCAAGGCCGCCAGCTTGCTCTTGGCTATGGCTGCGCCAGCCGCGATGTGGGTGTCAGCGATGTCGCCGTCCTTGATATGGACCGCTTCCACCTCATCCGTGGCTATCGGCCGGGCCGCCGCGTCAACGCTGCTGGCCCTGGTGATGTTCGCCGTGGCCGCGTTGACCTTCCCGACGATCTCATCATCGGTGTAAGATTGAGCGTTCGGGTCCAATTGGAAACTCTGTATCGCCATTTTCCTTCTCCTCTACTTCTCATCTATCGGCCTGTCATCAATTTCGACCGTGAACTTCTGCGTGTCGGGGTCGAACCATATATTCAGCACCCTGCATCCACCCGGCGGAGGCGAGGAACGCACCACCCAGCGGCGGCGGGGGCCATCCACATACAGCAAATCGTGGTTGGGTTTATCCTTAGCCATATCACAGCTCGAACTCAAAGCCCTCCCAGATGTCGGCATTCACGAACTTCTGCTTGTCAGGATAGGCGCTGACGAAATCCCTGATCGTCTCCTCAATCCCACCAGGGATGACCGCGAAGGGGATGGGCACTTCGAAGCACAAATATCGCCTTCCCACCGTGGCTCCGCAATGTGCCATTGCCTGTGTCTCCTCTAGCACTATCCGGTTTACATGAATTGTGATAGCCATCCCAGCCTCCCTAAATAGGTAGATTCGCCAGTACCCCCACGGCACACTCGGGACGCCTGGTAAGGCCTGCCGTGACTGGACACGGATCATCAAATACGCCATAACCGACGGAATTCGCAAAAAAGTGACCCAGCACGAAGGCGCTATCCCGGAAGCCTACAAACGTCCCCGTCGCATCATCCCCCATGATCGCGAACCAGTAGAGGCCAGGGTGGAGCACAGTCGCCGCCACTGGCACGATCTGGACATTGGCGGTGGCCACCTGGGCGACCGAAGTGCTCTCTACCACCAGCGCGCCCCCGTCGGGAATGTCGCCCGCGGGGCCGTCCTCGTAGAGGGCGACGCGGACATTGCCTGCCTGGGTGCCGCCAACCATGTAAAGTAGCTCGTCAATCCTCGCCGGCCACCGCACCTCAACAGGGGCTATGTTTGCCCTGCCGATTGCCCCAAGGGCGCCAGAAGCCCTATCGAAGCCCATACAAATACCGTAGAACCAGCGAGTGTAGGCGATGGCAGATTTGCCTACCGGACTAATCAAACTCCTCATTCTCGTACCCCCTATCGCACCACGAACCAGCTTACGGCCTGGCCCGCGGTTGCGGAACGGATGTGGATTTTCCCCACGAAATCAATATCTATGACGATGCTTTCCCGCGCGGCCAGAATCCCCCCACCGACCCCGATGCCGGGGTTAAGGCCGCCGACATACACATCGTCCACATTTGCCGGAAGCGCCTGCACGAGTACGCTCACGCTCCCAATTACCGCGGCGGTCAACGGCGTCGACACATTCGCGCCCGCGACCACCGTGAGGCCGTTCGGTCCCACCTGCGAGCCGGGGCTGAGCCTCACCTGCGCCCCACCGCCCCCCGGCATTCCTATTCCTGGCATTTGACGCCTCCTGTTATGCTATTCTTGCCGCGCTGAATTCTGGCGAATAATTGGCATTGGACTGGACGTTTAGGGCAATACCGGCAGTGTGGAAGACCATAACCTGAATCCAATCGGTAGCAGCGAATTCGTAGTGAGTGGGAAACGAGATGTTGAAGCGTCCATCCACGACCTCGGCTGCGACCTCGAATTGGGTGATATAAGTCACACCGTTCAGCTGTATGCCCACCCAACGACGCCCCACGGGGGGGGTCTGCGTTTCCCAATTGACCTGCGCCACAACCGCGTAGATACCCGCGGTGTTGAAAGTTATGCGGTTCGTGTTCGCCAACACAGAGTGCATGTCATCGGTGTCGTAGCGCTCGGAGTTGAAGGTCAGCGCGGTGGGCGGCCAACCATTTGGGATCAGGATATTGATGTCGTTATACACGCGGCAGGCAGGCAGCGGCCACATCCCCTCGCGGGCCTCCAGCTTCCGCAAATGCTCACGCATGGCTGCCAATTCGGCAGTCAGATTAGGTTCCCTACGCGGCCACATATTCCACCAATCCCAAGTCCAACGTTTCCACGCCCCTATCGTTCACCGACACCGTCACACTCACGATGCGATAGTCCCGCTGTATGTCGCCATAGATCGCCGTCACCAGGTCGCCCAAGTCCCAGTCCCGCTTGTATTTGCAAGCCTCCGTCTCCGTGATCTGAAAACTAAGGTCGAATATCGGCCCCCGCTCCTTGAGTACTTTTCTACCCCTTGCCTGGAGAGTTGCCGCTTCGGTGGCGTCCCGAGCGTCTATGAACATCTCTCGGCGGTTCCACGGGCTCGCTTCGATTCTATTAAGCGCCTGGATTCGCTCAATCGTCCGATATTGCCCTCCCCCTTGGCCGCCGACGTAGACATCGTTTATCTCGTCCAGCGTGTCCTCGATGTAGCGCGGCTTCTCCATGTTGCCATGCTCCAGCGAGAATATGACGGGCGCCCGGAAATCGGGGTTACCAACTCTCCGATCCACCCCGACTTCGGCCACCCGGAACTCGAACTCCGCCGGCCCTATCCCCACGATGCGAATATCCAATCCATAGGCCTCCGCGATACCACGCACCTTGTCCAGCAGCTGCTCGTTTCGGAACCGTTCCGTGAAGACATCCCCGATGACCGGAGGGGCCGCCACGGTTAGGCCAGGCTGGCAGCGATCCGGGGTGAACGGCGGCCCCAATGTGTATAATGCCCCCGGCCCCGCCTCGTAGAAGACGAATTCGGCTATGATCTCCGGCGGGGTGGCAGTTACCGTGAAATACCCATCCTGTATCAGGGGAGTGGTATCCCAATGCCAGTAGAAGCCGTAGCGGGCGGCCAGCAAATCGAGATACCCTGGCCCTATGCTTTTGAGCAGCGGCTCGCCCCGCGTGCCAGTCAAATCCTCCCAGCGGCGGTGGAAGCCCTCGAATTCTGGCTCCCATTCCGCCCCATCCCAATCGCCGCGGCGCCACACCTCGACCTGGCCGTCCAGCTCGAACATCCCCGCCCGTTCGTCCCGGAAATCCAGGCTGAATTCGTAGCTACCAGGATTGTTGCGCTCGCGCTGGTAGGAGACCGCGGGAAACTGGTCGAACTGCGCCACGCGGATCCCCTCCTGGTCTTTGAGCGCAATGTAATACGTGGCCGCCATCATTGTCTCCTGAAATGCAATTCCATGCCGAGTATCCACACATTGTTCACAGTTAGCATATTTGCCAGCTGAATCTCTATCAGGTCCCCAGGACTGACGGGGAAGTCGATTATAGCCCCGCCAGCCATGACCGCGGCTCGTGTTATGGGCTGTTCGTTTCCGCCTGGGAAGTGGGCATTGCCGAATACGACCAACATGCCGGCTGGGTCGCCACTGGCATAGACACGCTGCTGCACAGGGAGAAACCGCGAGACGTCTGCATGTCCCCATACATAGCCGCAAAATCTTAGGATATTGTCTCCCCACTCTGTGGGCACTATCATGCTAGTAAAAATCTCGTCGTTGGCCCCCGTGGTCAATTCCCAGCCACGTGTGTCGGTGCCAGGCAGAAGGCTAATTGTCGCGGGATTCACAGCCAGGTCGGTCTCGAAGTCTCCCAGGCCAAGTTGTATCCTGCGTGGGTTCACAAACTCTCGCTCGTCAGTTATGTCCGCAGCATTGATAGCCGCCACCCCACTGGCAACTTCGACCACTGCCAGGAGAATCTCCCACTGAAGGCCGTAACTCTGTGTCAGGGTCAGATAATCGTTTCCGGGCGAACCTGTGAGCACCACAGCCCGAATGGTTCCCTCGGGCCACCGTTTGCGCAACACTATCCAGTCATAGCGGGTCAAGCCGGAGGTATTGACTGCAATCGGCAGGATCAGTGGTGTGCTATTGTGATACCAGCGGTCGCAGACAAAGGCGGAACCGCGTCGCACCACCACGGCCAGTGCGGGAGGCACCATTGGCTCGACTTGCAATTCGGTGAATGACCCCGCGATTACTCCACCGCTGTCGGGCTGTTCACTGTCCACGTCTCTCGCCCCAAGCCGCTCGCTCCATTGCGCACCATCGTAAGGCCCACAGTCGCCCAGATAGTTCCCCACCCATGGCCTGCTAATCTGCATCAGTTTCTCCTGAAATCCAGTTCCACGCCGAGCAGCCAGTAAGCCGTCGCGGTATTGTTCTGAGCTATGGCTATCTCCAGAAGCTCTCCCGGCGTCACCGTGATCGTCGCGTCGCAGAGGATGCGGTAAACGCCCGCGGCAGGATGGTCGGCGTTACCCCATGCTGCAAGGTTGGCTGCTGGGTCGCCAGTGGCATAGGCCGCATAGTCGAGATCGAGAATGGCGGCTTGGATACCCGCGGCGTAGCCCCACACATGCAGCGTAACGGTCAGGTCGCTATCCCCCCATTCCGGGGGTATGACAACACTCGCATACACTCGCTCGGTTGTGCCATTAGTCAGCTCCCAGCCGCGACTAGTTGTGGCCGCGAATGCACTTATGGTAGCCGTATTAGCAGCTAAGTCGGTTTCAAATTCGCCGAAGCCCAGGAATATCTTTCGTGGATTGACAAACTGTCGCTCATCTGTAATGTCCGCTGCGGTGATATTCGCGGCTGCCATGGCTATCTCGACGCGGGCCAGGGGGATTTCCCAGATGGTCCCCGCCGTCCTGGTCAAGGCTGGTGGCCCCGCGCCCTGTATCCCCTGGACGATTACCGCGCGGATGGTCTGCGCGGCCCAGTTGGCCTGCATCACCACGTAATCGTAGCGGATGCCGGGTCCCGCGTTCGGGGCTATCGCTAGCGTGAGGTCGGTGGTATTGAAATACCAACCCCCATAACACAGTCCCGCGCCGGGCTCCACCACCACGCTCATGGCCACGGGCGCGGAAGGCACAACCTCCAGCTCCTCCTCCGCGCCCGCTATCGGGCCGCGCTCGTCGAACTCGTCGCTGTCGATGTTGATCTGGCGGTCTATCTCCCATTGGTCGTCCGCGGTGTATGGCCCCGCGTCGCCCAGGACCGTCCCCTCCCAGAACCTCGAATACTCAGCCATGCGTCACTCCTCAGATACCGATGTATCGGTTGTACCACTGGATGTTTATCGCGCTCACCCCCACCTGGACGCCTCCCGCGATCACATCTATCTCATTCACCCCGGCGGGTGCGATGGGGTCGACTTCCAAGCGCCAGGTGGTCAGGTCACTGTCCTCGCTGATGTAGGCCAATAGGTTGTTCCCTAAGTCATCCATAACTGTCTTCCGGCCAGGCGTGAGGTCGATGGTCACGGTTCGGCCACCCAGAACCTCATAATCCAATTTAAGAAACTCGTTGATGGTGTTGTTCGTCAGCTGCGGCGAGGTCATGGGGCCCACACACTCGATGACAGGCCAGGAGCGCCAGGTGCCCGCGTTGACCAAATCACCAACCACGTGTATCGCCCGCATCGGCCCGAACAGGATGAATGGGTCGATGGGGAAGACCAGCTCCTCCTCCACCGCGATGGCGTCGAATGTGTCTTCCGCCGGGTCATACCAGCTCGGCTCGTAGGCTATTAGCCGCACAACCTCCTCAAACGACCACTCTTCCCATTTGCTCCGGTCCTGCGTGGCGAACACGGGACCCTCAAGGATGTACACGTCCAGCTCGCGGATCGAGTCATCCGGCAGTATCTTCCGCAACTGGCCCGGGGACAGGTCGTCAGTGCGGTTCGGGCGAAAAATGTCCAGAATTCGCGCGCGGTTCTCCCAGTAGTCCTCCCTGCCCAGAGCCATCCAGCGGAGAACGAGCTGCACCACCCTCGGCTCCAGCCGGTACAGCACGGGCGTCGCGCCATGCTGGTACGCGCCCCGCCTGCTGTGCCAATAGAGCGGCGGCATCCCGTAATCGCTGGCGCTCACCAGGGCGCGCACCCGGAAGTCATGCAGGTTATAGACCTGGCCGTCTGGCGTGACGTATTCGTCAAACTCGATTTGATACATCTAGCCCATCCTGTACCGTATCATCATGGCTTCCAGGTCTTGCTTAAGAGTAACCGGGCTTTGGGTCTCGCCGTAGTTGGCCTGGAAGTTAAATGTCTGAGAATAACTGCGATTGTAGCTTGCACCCGCGGTCACGGGACTAACCATCGCCGCGGCGGGCACCTGCGTCAGGGACGTCCGAGCCTGAACTGTGAGGTCGGAGGCCATTTTGCGCATCGTGTCCTGCAACCCCGGCAGTTGCTTGAGAATACCCTCGGCCATGCCTACGGTGATATTTTCTCCCATCTCCAGAAAGACCCTGGAAGGCGAGCCGATATGTAGGGCGCGCTTGGCCGCGTCTATCGCCGCCCTCACGACTTCGGTCGCGGCCGCGGCTACCCTGCCCGCGGCCTGTCTCACGCCTCTCACCAATGCCTCGATCAGTTGGCGTCCCAAGTCGCTGAATGCGCCGAAGCCGCCGCGGATAGCGTCCTTGGCCGCCTCAATGCCTTGCCGCACCAGTCCCTTGATACTTTCCCAGGCGCGGCCCACGGTATTCTTGACGCTTTCCCAACCTTGGCCAAACAGCAGCTTGATGGAGGTCATCGCGGACGCGCTGGCCTGTTTGACGCGTTCCCAAGCGACCCCAACGGCTCTCACAATCCATTCCCAGGCACGACCGATCGTGCCCTTGATACTCTCCATGCCGAGGCCAACCAACAGTTTGAGGTAAGTCATCGCGGCCGAGCTGGCCTCCTTGATCCATTCCCAGGCTTTCCCGCTGGCCTCCTTGATCCACTCCCAGGCGTTTTGCCAGAGGGTTTGAAGGGTGGGCAAGACCATCTCGAAGAGGCTGCAGATAGTGTCCATGGCGAAGCGCGTGATTTCCTGGATGGTCTCCCAGACCACCCGGGCGATGCGCTGAATCTCCAGCCACGCGCCTTCCCAGTCCTGGTGGATTAGCAGCATTGCCACCTTGACGATGCCCAAGACAGCATCAAGGGCGGTAAGAACCGTTTGCTTTATCACCTCATAGGCATCCCAAACCATTCGAATAATCCGCACGCCATGCGCTTCCCAAAACTGGCGTATCAGGCCCAGCACTCGCTCCACGGCCGCGAGTATGATGTCGAGTATCGTCGTGATGGTGCTCTGGATAAGCGGCCAGTTCTCGTCCACCCAACCCTTTACAAACGCGAAAGCTGAGACGATGATGTCCCGAACATAAGGCAGCACGAAGTCCACTATGGACTGGATGGCTGTCCAGACCGTCGCAAAAATGGCCTGGATGCGCGGCCAGTTCTCCTCGAACCACCCTACCACGGTCTGGGCCACGATCGGTATCTTGCCGACAATGGTGGCAAAGAGGTCGATAAGGGGTGGCAGCAAGGTCTCGAAGTTGGTCCTTATGATCCCCATGAACCACTGGACGCCCTCGATAACCCCCGCGAAGGCATCCTGCGCGACCGTTTTAATCAAAGGCCATACTTGGCTGAATGTCTCCAGGATCCCCGCGCCGAACTCGCGCACCCGCTCAACCATGTCGTAGAAAAGCCGCCCAGTTTCAGGGCCGAAGGTTTCCCACAAGGTCTCTCCGATCTGCTCTATGGCCGCGTCAAGCCCCCACTCGCGGAATGCACCGACCGCGCCCCACAAGTCTTGAAACAGCACGATGGCGGGCCTAACCGCGTCGGCGATGTCGTAGAATAGCCGTCCCACCCCTGGCCCGAATGCGGCCCAGAGCGTTTCGCCTATCTGTTCTATCGCCGCGTCCAATCCCCATTCCTGGAATACCGCGAAGGCATCCCACAGGCTGCCTATCGTGTCGGCCATTCCCGTGATCCAACCGACCGCCTTCTCGATGGCGGGCACCAGGACGCCGCTCAGCTTCTGCGCTATTGGCAGGATCAGATTGAGGAAGCCTTGCAGCACCGGCAGCAGCGCCTTGCCGATCTCGTCTTTGAGGTTCTGCGTCGTGGCCCGGAGCTGCGCCATCCTCTCCGCGGTGGTCAACTGCTCGTCGCCCATCGCCTCGACCATCCCCGCACCCGCCTCAAGCGTGGCATTGAGCAGCGCGATCTGCTTCTGCTCCGCGGTCATCTCCTCAACGGTGATGCCCAGTGCCGCCGCATATTTCTCTGTGGCCGCCCCAACCTTGAGCTGTAGGCCGGTATTGTCAATGATTAGGGGCGAACTGCGCTTGATGCCCAACACCAGCGATTCAAACAGGAACCCGACATCCTGCCCCGTGGCCTTGGCCGAGGCGCGGGCCATCTCCAACAGTTTCGGCAGCGACTCCCCGAATTCCTTGCCCAGCTCCTGCCCGGAGCCGATAAGCGCCTTGTTCGCCGATTCGATGAGGCTGGAATCCGCGATCGTGCCCTTCGCCGCGTTCCGCATCGCCTCCATCATAAGTCCGGAATCAATCTCGTATGTCTTGGCAAGGCGGTCGAACGAGGCTTCCATGTCGACCAGCGGGGCCGCGCTGGTAACCAGATCGCCCAGGCCAGATGTGAGGCTCTTGACCGCCGACACCGCAACCGTTCCCACTGCGAAGCCGATGGCCGTCTTGGCGATATCCCCCATTCGGGACATGCGGCCCGCGGCACGCTCCGAGCCTGTGCTCAGACGGTCATAGGTCTTGTTTATCTCGCCCGCGCTGGAGCGGAAACCGCCCATGCCTTCGATGACCGCTTGCAACCCCGTCTTCTCAAGCGCCATGACGTTTCCTGTTCATCTCCCGTTCCTGTTCCTTGCCTACCAGGTAATCGATGATATTCTGGCCCCGCTTGGTCGCGACCATCCGCGCCTGCTCCGATTTTGGGCGGTCGCGGAACTCATCCGGCGTCATCCCCCACCACTGGGCCGCCAGGTTTATCTCTAACGCGAAGTGGTAGAAGATGGGCAGCGAGCGAATCCCCGATGGCCTTACTAGCGTCCCCCTGTAGCGCAGTGCGAAATGTCTGGAGCGTCCGCTCCACGTCCTCCTTCGACAAGGCGCTGCGAGCGATAGTCAGGTACTTGATGGCCTCCCAGTCCAGGCGTGACGGGATCAACCAATACTCCAAGTAGTCCACCTTCAGGTCACGCGGGTCTTCCGGCACTTCCCAGCTAGGCTCTACCCACTTCAGCTCCTCGATCCACTCGTCATCCGGACTGACCTCGATATCCTTCAGGCCGCGCAACGCCACCAGGCGCAACAGCGCCGCGGCGTGCTCCCGCTGAATGTCCGCCAACTCCGCCTTATAGTCCTCATCATCTGGGTTGGGCATCCTCTCCGCGTCGCCATCGATGGTCGGGATCTCCATTACTGGAGGCTCCGGCACCACGTACCGCTCCTCCAGAACCTGGACGAGGCGGGGCGAGATGGGATAGACGTTCACCACCTGGCCCGAAACCAGCTTGTACTCTATCGGGCCGCCCTCATCGTCCAGGTTTTCAGGTTTACCTTTACTCCTACCCTTACGTGCCATGTCTCCCCCTTTTCTAGCTCGATCATCCAGTCACCCTTGCCACAAACGCGGTGCCCGCCGCGGTCAGGTGCCCCACCACCAACGCGGTGTTCGGGTCGCAGCATGCCACGTCCTCGACCCCCAGGTTGGTCGGCAAGGCCACCTCGCGCCAGGTCAGACCGCCATCGATGGTGCGGAACAACTGCCCATCGGTCGGTTCCAGGTACGTCCCCGCTTCCACTAGTACGAACATCTCCAGCGCCGAGCAGCCGCAGCCGGTGATGGCTGCAATGTTAAAGGTGTCTGCCAGGTATTCCACGCCCGGCAGTTGCCGCCCGTACCAGTTCGTGCCCCCATCGAAGGACTGGAATATCCGCCCGTCGATGGTGCCCACGATGACCATCCGCTTCTGGCTGTCGTGGAACGCCCACACCGAAGTCAGGTCGACATTGGGGACCGGCCCGACCCCCGCGATCCAGTCGCGCCCGCCGTTAGTGGTGTATAGGAAGGTGTTGTTGTCCCCAACCGCGTAGACGTCCTGGCCGTTGGCCGCGTGGATGGCGTTGAGGTTGTTATTGGTAAGCGTCGCGTTCTCCTGCGCCTCCACGCCCAGTCGGGGATCGCCAGTGAAGTAGATCGTGCCATTGGTGGCCGCGATCCAGGTGTGCCGAGTGTCCAGCGAGTGGATGGCCCGGCCGTTGCAGCCCGCCAGGAAGCCCCAGGTCATCTCGGTGAAGCCGACGGTGTAATCCTCGGTATAGGCCAGCGCGGGCGCGTCCTCGGTGATGACCACAATCCGCCCACCCGCGACCGCCACGTCCCGGGCGTCGATGCCCATCGCCCAGGGAGTAATGGCCCAGGTGGTCCAGGTCTCGCCGCCGTCGTCGGAGGCCAGGAACTGAGGTTGTCCCGTGACGCCCTCCGTGACCGCGTACCACAGGTCGCAGCCGTCAGAGGGAAGCTCACCGCATTCGCCGCAAGACGGCCTCCCCGCCAGTATCACCGCGGTGATGTCCTCGACGATGGTGGTGTCGACCTCCTCCGCCGTCACCGGGTAGACGTCATACATCTCCAGCGCGCTGATGGCCGCGGTCTCGTCGATCATCGCATTGCTGTCGCGAATCACCATGTCGGTGGAACTCAGCTCCGTGATGCGGAACTGGCAGAAACGCACGATATGCTCCCAGGCGTCCACATCGTCGGGACGCTCACACTCCCCGTAGCGAACGTCCAGATCATAGAGGCACCCACGCTTCTGCAGCTTTAGCAGCCAGTGGAGCTTGCCAAGCCGCATGATGAGGCTGGTGTCTGGCCGCCCAGGCGTCCCGCTGATGCTGTCCACCTGGACGAACTTCTTGCGCCGCGACGGGTCGGGACACCAGACTGGCTCCTCATCCCCAGAGGGGTTGGTGAAGCCCCCCACCGCCGCGCAGCCCAGGAAGCCGAAGGTGTCGTCGATCTCCGGCTTGACCCAGGCCCGCCCTTCCCCCGTTTGCCAAGTTTTGTCATCGACCGTGGGGAAGGAAAACATCGTTTCGTAAGTCAATTCCGTTCCGTGTGGCATTTTCCTACCTCCTACTCAGTAGCAAATTGATCAAATCTCCCGGCCTCATGCCGAGGCCCTCCCACAATGCCACCTGTACGGCCTTCGCCGCTTTGGGCCGTTGCGTATCCTGCCCAGTCCAGATGTTCTGCCGGTGCAGGGAGTTCAGTAACCGCTTCGCGGCGCCCTTCGCGGATAGCCCCTTCAGCGCAGCCTCCACGTCTTCCATGTCCAGTCCCTCGGTTATCCCGCGCTCCAATTCCTTCGGGTCGAGCGGCGCATCAGGCGGTATCCACACCCTTCGCAGCAAGCCGCCCTTGTCCAGGAATTCCACCAGTTGTCCCGTGCTGTATCGCTGTATCACCTTCATCCCACCACTACCCCTCCCGCCGCCAACGGCTTTATCATCCTCCATGCCTGCAATGCCCCATAGCTCGGCCCGAACGGGCACCGCTGGCTCTCCTCGATGGTCGGCCTGGTGTCACTGGTCGTGTTGGTCGCCGAGCCATATCCCACCAGCATCTTGTCCCGCGCCCAAATCTGCGAAGCGTAGGTGCATCCGCAGCGAGCGTCGTCAGGAAAGAGCGTGTTGGCCAGCCTCACGATGGCCTCCGCCATCCGGGCGCCGAATGGGTCGGTCTGCCGCAGGCCGCGCACATTCGCACCGTCCACGTAGCTCCAATATCGCGGGTATCGCCTGGGGTCCCGTTGCCCCGCCCGGTAGGCTATCGTCACCCTATCCGGCGGGTAGCATTTGGCCGCCGTGCTCGGTGTCAGCGTGGTGCCATCCCAGCTCCCCGGCTCGGCCTCTATC